ATACCGTTCAACGCATTCCCCGCGGCTAGCTTGTCAGTGCCTGCGACACCATACCACCTGGCGAAATACGCACCGTTTGACGGGAGCGCATCAGGTATGGAAATGTTGTCTTGCGTGACGATTTCATCCTTCTCATCGCGTTGAGGTCTAACCTTTGTCACGGGATTAACTGCTCCGGCGCCACCCCAATCATCTGTCACCGAGATGTCCAGATTATTGGGCAGCATAGTCCTGGAGAAATCCGTACCGAACATGAGTAAAGTGGCCACAGTGCCTGGTGGCATGGTCATCCTTACTGTATACCTCAACCCCTTCTTCGGCTCACCACCTACTACAGAAGCGTTGTTGTCCAACACCGCTCTAAAATCTCTCACTGTAGCCGATGTGTTCATTTCCAACGTTGGACGACCTATCCCAGGCTTGTAAGCTTGAGGGATTTCCAGAACAAAATTAACGCGGAGGGTGACAGGCGTCAGATTCGTGATATCTGAACCAGCTGTTGTAGCCTCATAACGCAAAATGTTCGGAACCGTTGGATTGCCAAGGTTCATGGTGCCACCCACACCCGCAACGTCTCCTATTGATGACGGCTTGCCTGTGACAAACTGCCGGTTAAAATCGTAGGAGGGTTGGGTGGCAGGCACCTATGTGCTTGACCCGGCCTCGATCATCTTGACCCCCTGAAGGGTTGGGTCGATCGGGTCGATGAACACTGGAGTGTATTCTAGGAAAATTCTACCAACTACATTACTCGCTGAGAAATCGTCATCCATGTCGGCAATGACAACGATTCGACCAATAGCGCGGTCATTCTTTTCCTCATTTGAGAGAGGGCTCAGATCTTTTGTGTAGTCGTAGGCTCGGTATTTTGGGCAAGCTAGCGTGAATTTGTCCCAAGGTGCGCCCCGCACTGCTCCCCTGATCGAGGTTAGTGACTGGAACGAGGTCGGGGTATCGTCCTTGAAATCCGACAGGAACGCCATCGAGATTGTCCCGTTTGTTGACGTCGACACCCTCGGTTCGTACCACACCTTGAGGTTTTGCATTCCCCACCGTTGGTAAGAGGGGGCTATCCCCCCGAACCACGGGATCTCTTTGGGGTGTAAAACGAATTCTTGGGCCTTGTCGGTGGTTTTCTTTACTGGGATCACCATCTCTTGACGCCGCACCGGGGAGGAAGTAACTGTCGACCGCACTGCCCGTTGAGTAGGGGCTACGATAAGCTGGATGTTGTTTCGTTTCGTCCCCCCGCTTCGCTTGGCGGTAATCGCCTTCGCCGCTTGCTTGTTCTTCTGTTTCGCCGGCATTTCTGATAATGACAGTAGCTGAATAAAAATTAAAATTAATTGTTGTAGGAATTTTGAAAGTGGTGTGTATTGGATCCCGCCACCACTAGCGGGACTGTACATCATGTTGTACAAGCTGTGTCTAGCTTGCGGAGCCGTGCAGTCTCTCGGCATTTTGTTTAGCACAGACGTCACTCGATAGGGCAGACACGCCCCGAGATCAGCCTATCCCCGAAGGGCCGGAAGTATTAAGCCTTGTGGCACCGGTTTGGTCCATTGTTCAACACGACCCAATGCTTTGTTAACCCGGTGTGCTCTGGGGTTCGGTATTGTGTGCTCCGCAGCCTGTGGAACTAACACTCCAGGTAATCGTGATCCCAAACGGGATACGACATTCCTACATCCTGGGGTGGTGTGTAAGAGGGGGTGGTTTGTGAGTAGTGTTTTTCGAGTTCGATCTGCATGTCCGGAGGTATTCCAAAAGCCTTCCAGAAAGAAAACCTGGCCATGTCAGTAATGGGCAGGTCCCTCCTGTGCATCCCGTGGGATTGCCAATATAGCCCTCCGTCCTCAGCAGTGATTTTCCGGGGAGCTCTTCCTTTTCCAGCACGTACAAATGCCTTGTAGAAAGAGTCATAAATAGGAATGCCGCCCGCCAGAGACGTGCCCGACATCCCAACCCCTTTGATCCAGCTCTCAAACCCCTTGACGCTATGCCAAGGTTTCAGTGACACACAGTCTTTTGCAAGTGCCGTTCTGGGGTCGCGGACCATAGTCCACGAATTCCCATCAAACACAGGTTGCGACTGACAGAATACGACTTCCTCAAGCTCGTACACTGGGTCTTCAACTACCATTGTGAAGCCCATATCCCTGAACCACTCTTTGAGTCCTGTGGAGAAAGAAACCAAATCTTTACGATGGATGAACAACACACAGTCATCCCCGTTATTAGCGAGACGATAACGGATGTTCTTTCCCTCACAGTAGGCCATACACATGGATGACGCCAAGATACAATTACCAAGCCCGGTGTTTATCACGCCTGAGAGGCGGGTGCCTTCAACATCATACTTGACAGTGCCTTCAGCTGTTCGGCCAAAAGCACTGGTGTTCAGTTGTTTACTAAGCAACCACTTCAAACGTCTTCTGTCCAACGGACTCTTGAGCAAC